GGTTTCTGTTTGAGTACGGCGAGAGTGTGGCCGAATACGCGTACGCTCCGGCGGGTCGGTCATGACGGCGCGGCGTGAGTGGCGGGCGGGTGACGTGTCGTGGCGTGTGAATCATGACGGCGCGCTGATCGCGGAATGGTGCGACGGGTTCTATCAATCGCAACGGTTCTACGGGTACACGCGTCGCGAGGCGGCGCGGTTGGTGCGTGAGATCCGGGCGGGTGATCGGTTGTGAGTGGCGGCGAATGTTTCGATGAGTTCCTAGCTCGATGCCATGTGGCTAGCGGTTGGCCGGTTGGCAAGCTTGCGATTATCGGCGTAGGTTTCGTGCTGCTGTTCGTGGTCGGGCGGCGTCGCGTTAGGTGATTGGTCGGCCGTGGCGCGGGTGGCGCGCTTAGCTCGTTTGATCCGGGCCACGGCACTAGGTGAGATTCGGCCCTACCTAGAAACGGACCGGAGAACGGTAATGAGATGGAAACGACAATAGAAACGGGGCAGGGGATCGCCCTACAAGTAGCGGGGAATCAACCCGCGTTGATCGGGCGAGCGTTACAAGCGGCCGCAAGTATCGCTAGCGACGACAAGGCGCGGCCCATGTTGGCGGCGGTTCGCGTACGGGTGGCCGGTGATTGTATGGTGATCGAATCGACCGATTCCTACCGATTGCTTAGTGTGGCGGTGGACATTACCGGTAGTGGCGATTGGTCGGCAGTGATCGACGGCAAGCAGGCGGCGAGTGTTGGGGCAGCTCTTGCGAAAGTAAAGAATCGGCCCGTGTTGATCGAATCGGCGGGTGAGATGGTGAGATTCACGGGTGACGGGTTGGGATTGGCCGCGTTCACGGTTCGCGACGACAAAGGTTCACGGTTCCCAGACCTTGATTCTCTGATCGCCCATAACGAAACGAACCAGATCGACGCGGAACGGTGGCCGGCAGCTGATCGGGACACGGTGAGTATGAATCCGGAACTATTGGCGGAAACGTTGCTCGCGGTTCATAAGGTGCTTGCGGGCAAGCGTTCCGATTCTACGGCGGTAAAGGTTCACAACGTTTCTGCTAAGTACGCGTGGCGGGTGACGGGTACCGGCGAGAACGTGACGGTGACCGGAATGGTGATGCCGTTGCGGGGTTAGTTGGTCGGCCGTGGCGCGGGTGGCGCGCTTAGCTCGTTCGATTCCCGGCACGGCACTACCGGCCTATTCGGGGCCGGTTCTACAAGGGAGAGAACTTGAAAGGGATAAGCGAATACGTGTTCGTGAGTACGGAAACCGACACGGTGGAAACCGTAAGCGGTTCGTGCTACATCATTGACCTAGACAAGCTGACTGATGCCGATGCCGACGTGTTAGGTGACGCTGACATGTTCGGTTTCTTTGGCGATGACGCGGTAGCTATCGTTCGGCGGGTCGGTATCCCGGTGGCCGAGCTGATGGCCGCGTATGTGTGGCGCGAAAGTCTACGCGACGCGGGGATTCTCGATGAGATTGAGAATCACGTCGTCCGGTGCTATGAGAACATGGACGTCCAAGTATGAGAACGGTAGAGATGATCGACCGGGCCGCTAGATCATGGGCGCGAGAGAACATGGCCGACGATTACAACTACGGCTCGATGTCGCGGTGGTATCCCGGCGCGGTTGAGGCCGGCGTGATAACGGCCGGCGAAGCTGAACTAGTCGAGACGTTCTACGGCGACAGGTTCTATTGGACGGGGGACTAATGCGACGGATTCGATTAGCGGTTCGTCCGTTGGTCGGCGCGTTCGTTTCGTTCGTTCGACCCGCACCGCCGATACTGCCGCCGGTACGGTTCTTCTATGTCGTCCGGCACCCGCGGTTGGCTGTCTATTGGCGCGACCCGTACGGCCGATACAAGCGGGCGGGTGATCCGCGTTCGGATTGGACACCGGAACTACGGCGCGCGTACCGGTTCGCGGAACGTCACCACGCGCAACAAGCGTTGATCGAGGCCGGAGAAACCGGTCACGTGTTGGTCAGCAACCGCAACTAGCTTGCCGCGTCCCGCGAGATGAGGCCCGCACCCCGGTAAGGGTGCGGGCCTCATTTCGTCATGACGTTATTCTGACCAGAGTACCGGCACCGCGACCGGCCCGCGACCCTGCGCGGCACGTAGACGGTTCTCGTCATCGATCATCGCGTCATGGATCAGCGTGAGCAGCTCGCGGACTCCGGCGCGCCACGTGTCATCGACCTGCCACCGGGCGACCGGTTCCGTTTCGGAACCGACCGACTCGCCGTCGGCCGTTGGAGGTTCCTGCTCGCGCTCAATCCGGCTTGACGTGTCGGACTCGCGCTCAATCCGGCTTGGTTCGCGCACAATCCGGCTTGTTGTTGGGCGTCGCATTTTGTCGCGTTGGTTGGGGGTGCAGCCTCCGTAGATTCCGTATGCGTCTTGGTCGGCGGGGAAGCTGAGGGCGTATTGTAGGCATTGTTGTTTGACGGGGCAGGGGTCTGTGTAGCCGTGTCCGATGGGTTTGTTTTTGTCGTTGAGGATGTCGTAGGTGCCGCCGTTGCAGTAGTGGAGTGCGGTTTGGGCGGTGGCGTGGTCGCCTTTTTCTGCGAAGAAGAGGGTGGTGTCGAGTCCTCGGCAGGCTGCTTGTTGGTGCCAGTTGGTCATAGGAGTTCTTTCAGTTGGGTTGCGATCCAATAAGCGACGGGTGTTGCGACTCCGTTGCCGCACATTTTGTAGCGGGTTGAGTCGCTGTTGGTTTTGCCGTCGGCTCGGTGGAGGGTGTGGTTGTCGGGCCAGCCCATGAGTCGTTCACATTCGGTGGGTGTGAGGCGTCGAACGACAGTTGCGTTTGCGATCATTGGCTGGTTCAATCCTCCTGTACCCATTTTGGCTGGCAACGTGTGGCTGATCGAGTCTCCGACTCTTGCGCCGTCACGAAACGAGTTCTCAAAGATGATGACGGTGGCTCGACTGTCTCCGGTATTGTCAAATGCGTTCAATGTTGGTGACACCCCCCCCTGCTGCCATGTTTCATAGTCATCAGTATTCTGCGCTCGCCGTCGTTTCACGAACCACGTCATTCAACGCCTGCTCCAATAGTTGGGGCAACGTCTTGCCGTGATTGGTCGACCTTCTGAGAATTCCGGCGGCGGCCCGTGCCGACAAAAAGTATTTCTCCATCCCCGGCTCGATCTGCGATTGCAGGATCAAAGACAGAGATGACGAACACTCGTCGACGCCGTTGGGGGACTCCGAAGAACTGTGCGTCCAACACATACCACCATTGCGCCAATGCCCCGCAGTCATCCAACGTTGCGAGGACTGTCTCGAAGTCTTTGCCTCCGTTGGAGGATAAAGCTCCGGGGACGTTTTCCCAGATGGTGATTCGGGGAAAAATTCCATTTGTTGCATCTCTCATCTCCTTGATGATTCGTGCTGCTTGGAAGAACATTGATGATCGGTTGCCGTCTATGCCGGCTCGTTTGCCTGCTACGGATAGGTCTTGGCAGGGCGATCCGAAGGTGATGATGTCTACGGGTGGGAGTTGTGTGCCGTCAACGTCACAGACATCTGACCAGCGTGGCACGTTGGGCCAGTGGTGGGCGAGGGTTTGTTGGCAGTGTTTGTCCCATTCGACTTGCCATTTGCAGGTGTACCCGGCTTGGTCGAATCCTAGATCGAAGCCGCCGACTCCGGTGAAGAGGCTTCCGTAGGTTAGCGGTGTCGTGTGATCCAGAGTGTCCATGCGATTCCGGTTGTGTACAGGATGATGGCGACGGTGATTACGATGTCACCGATCACGGTAGTTCTCCACCATGAGTAGTAGGAATCGTAGGTCGATGTCGAGTTGTTCGATTTCTTTGTTGGTGAGTTGTATGAGTTGTTCGGCTTCGCCCATGAGTTCGAATAGGGTGTATTGGTTTGATGCGTCTTTGTATCGGAACGCCGGATGATCTTCACGACTCACGGGTTCCCTCCATTGCCTGCTTGTAATACAAGGTCTTATAGTGTTCAACCTCTGCGCGTAACCGTTCAATCTCGTCGGCGGCAGTACGGTCGATATACATGGCGAGGTCGGCGTGCGCCATACCGAGTTCATGCCGTAACCGTTCAATCTCGTCGGCGGCTTCATAATCTAAGCCATACGAATCGCCAAACTCGCGCAGTCGGGTCACAATGTCGTCAATCATAGTTGTTCCTTTCAGGTTCTCCACGGACTCCACCCGTTGTGGTTACGGTACAAGCTGTACGTGTACAAGTAAAGCCCTGCGCGTAGATTTGTTTCGGGGTCATACAGTTCGTCGCAGGTTGCGAGAACACCTTGATCTTGCAGCCAGCCGTGACTGGTGTAGGCGGTGGGTTTGCACCAGAAATGGTTGATCTGAACCAGCCCGGTCGAACCGCCGTTCGGATCGGAACCGTTCAGAGCGTCGGGCTGGCAGCGGGATTCACGAAACATAATCCGTGCCAGCTCGGGCCACAGGTCAGGCGACCAGCCCACCTCGACCGCCAGCCCATACCATTCAGGGCAAGGGGTATCCGGCAGGGTGGTCGGTGGGGCGGTTATGACCTGCTGAAAATCTGCCCTGAGAGGCACGTATACGGGCGTAGGAGCCACGCTGACACGGGCGGTGGTGTCCTGTACCGGAACTTCCGTTTCGGGCGGTTGGGCGTATGTGTCGATACAGCCTGCTAGAAGCAGGCAAGCAATAAAGCGTTTCATGTTGGCCTTTCGGTCAGTAGCCGGCAGCTTTCAGCAGGGCTACGAGTCGGGTCAAAGGCAGGATCGCATACTGATCTGCCGGGTCACCGTAGCCGCGCCGTTTGGCGACCAGTATCCCGTAGTCAGCGTCAGCGTTCTGCCGTTCTTCTTCTGTCTCGATAATCCATTCGGACAGCGACAACGATTTGTGGTTCTTACATTCCCATACGAGAGGGCCGGTGCCTGTGATGTCACCTTTGTCGTTGGTGCCGTGTAATGCGCGTCGTTCAGCGTATGGGAATCCGTTTGTTTTCAGCCAGTTCACTACGGCTGTTTCAAAGCTGGTTCCCTTTTGACGTTGTTTGCTCACGTGGCTCCAAATCAACTCGTCGTAACCGTTGTTTGCGGCAACAATGGTTTGGTGTCGCAGACAACGGTACGTGGGTAGTGACGGTTTCCCCGCATGAGGGACACCACCATTCTACACGATGAGGTTCAGAACTCTTCTTCATCAAGTGTGGAGCCGGGGAAAGCTCGCGCGATGCTGGCAGCAGGATCGGAGGTCTGCTTGTATTTGATGGACAGTCCGATTTCTTCTGCGACCAGTTCGACACGCTTACCTTTCGTGCCGTCTTTCTTTTCGTAGTCGTCAACTTGGAATCTTCCGACGACGATCAGCCGGTCACCTTTGCTGATGTGTTCCGCGACTGCTTCGGCCTGCTTGTCGAATACCACTACGTCGTACCATGATGTTTTCTTTTGTTCGTCTTTGCCGCGTGTGTCAGCAAGCGAGAACTTCAGGACGGCTAGTCCTGCGTTCGTGTATTTCAGTCCTTCGGGCTGTCGTCCGACGTTGCCCATAACGATTGTGTGATTCACTTGTTTCCTTTCAGAGTGTTGAATGAGTTGCGAAGTTTGGTCAGGTCGTCTGTGGTGAGTTGACCTTTGAGATCGATGTTGGCATGGTCGGCTACTTGTTCGTAGTCGAGGCCGGCTTTGTCGCAGGCGGCGATGAACTTTTTGATTGTTTCACCGTCGATAGGTGTGGCGACATGGGTTTCGGTGGCTGCCTTCACTTTACGTGCGACCGGGGTTGGTGCTGGTGTCGCACCCAAATCTTCCCATTCAGCTTTCGTCCACAACGACAACGAGATACCGAACCGCATCGCAGCGTTCCGCAGAAAGTCTGATGCCAGTTCTTTGTACAGGTCAGGCTTGTTGGCTTGGCAGGTGGCGACACCCAACATCGTTTTGCCGTGAACCGTCATCGTTCCCCACATGGTTGCGACACCGTTCGCCACATGAATCTTCGGCATCCCTGTCGTGTCGTCCCATGCGACCGGCGACCACGACCACAACGGATCAACCTCGATCAGAATACGGGTGATGTCGGCGTGACCTACGAAGTCAAGCGTGATACCACCCTTCGGCAGCTTGCCAACAATCTTCGGGTCGGGTACCGCATAGTCGGTCAGGACTTTGCGTAGTGCTTCTCTCTGTTCCATTATTTCTCTCCCTTGATACGCAACACCCGGAAGGTGCTGATCTTTGTGAACTCATCGTAGATATCAGGATGCGTTTTCTGCAAACCCTTCCCATCAAACGACGACCTTTTCTGCTGCTTCCATGTCACAGCCGGCTGACCCTCGATCAGGCCGGTGTCACCGTCACCCAGCAGGCTAGCGATCTTGGCTTTCAGTTCGTCCTCGATAACACCAAGCTGTTTGCGCTGCTCCTGCACGTCACGTAGTTCACTCAACAGCTGACGATGTGCGGTGATGTCCACCTGCTTATCGGTCGCTTCGGGAAATACCAACGCCACATCTTCATACGACGCCGGCCATTCCGGGTTCGGTGAACCAATGTTCACCCACCACAAGAAGTCTTGTACCGCACCAAGATGATCGTGCCGTTCCTGTTCGGTGATTTCCTGCACGTAGATATGCAACTGAAGTGTCGAATCAAAGATCGCCCAAGTCACACGATCAACGTGCGGGCCAACACAGATGGCCTGCTGAACACCTTGCCACTTCCAATACGGGGGCAGGGTTCCATCCCACACACCGTTATACGTTTTGACTTCCACGATGAGCTGCGGGGTGCCGTTCTCATAGCCGTACTCGTCCACGAAATCGAGGGTGGCGATCATCGGATGGTTGCTGTGATCCAACCAGTACATATACGACGGCTGCACCAGTCGCACATCCAACACGTCGGAAGCCCATTGGCCGATGATTGGTTCCAGCCGGTTGCCACGATCCATCGCAGCGGTCGTTTCCGTCACCGTCGGTTCGTCAGCGATCTTCTCAGCGAACAACTGATGCATCGTCTTGAAACGGTGACAGCCATGAACAGCAGCCGCGTCGGACGCTGAGATCACCGGCCTGCCTTCCGGGTCGCGGTGTCGTATCCGCAACCACTCGACCGAACCATGCTGAGGTTTATAAATCAAAGACACTTTCTCTCTCCTTTGTTTGTCTCCACCGACGATACTAAGGGGGTGTGGCAGGGTTTGTCAATTCCTAAGTTCGTCGTTCCAGTTGATCGGCATATACGTTGACAAGCTGTAGCAAGCCACAATGTTTTCCCACGGAATATGGTTCACGTCCCCAACTACTTCGGGATGTTCGGCGGTGTTCATCACCGTTCCACAAATCGTTAGGTAGCCCTCTTTGCAGTCAGGCCATACCCAACCAACCGTCAATGGCAGACACGGATCGGGTTCGTAGTCGGCGGTGAGTGTCCAACCCAGATCGCCGGAATGGGCGTCACGCCATTGGACTATCACCATCGGCCACGTCGGGTCGTCTTTGTCGTACACCTCGGCGTTTGGGTTTCGGGGTGGCCCCGGTTTCTTCACATTCTTCGCAGAGTCGTTGTCCTCGTTCGAGCCAGTCACCGCACACCTCGCATATTCCGTACTTTCCGGTCACGCATATACCTTACCTCGGAACCAAGCTTGCCCGCCGTGGATGGCGACCTGCTCATACCAGAACTGGCCGTCCCCCGGCTGATAGGTGACCACCGCTAGACCTTGCTGCCAGTCCTCCACTATCGGTAGCGGTCGCCCTTCCAAGTCGATGCCGCCTTTCGTAGACGGAACGCTGCCATCACATCGCGCCAAAGTGCCGGGGCTAGCAGCGAGGATCGTTTTCGCCCCATCGAAATCTTCGCGGGATCGTTCTGCCCATTCGCGCCTGTGGATGTGTCCGTAGATGACGGATGTTTTGCTGGTCGCCAAATACTTGTGAGCAGTTGAATTTCCCGACGCAACTTTGTCGCCGTGGATAACACGAAGCCTCTCATTGATCCAATACGAACCTGCCGGATAGCCCGGTTTGTATTCCACTTGTG